CATGCAGCGGAGAAAGCGCAGACTCCAGAGAGTTCAGATCAAACAAATGGTGTTTTTAGTGGATCCGGATACAAAAGAGGTATTTGATGGTCCAGCATTTGATGACGATAAGCGATTGCTCAAGTTAGGACAGATGACGTCACCGGGACAGATACGCTGGATGCCCGATCTTCGATTTGCATAAGAATATCCTCCAACCATGCGTCACATACGCGTGCCCAACTCTTGTAGGAGAACGAATGCACATTCTTGCGCTTTTCGCCGAGTGTAGCAATCATTCGTTCCATGGTACGCGTTACATCATCTACGGCAAACGTAGGGCATGAAAATCCATGTGGCATTCCGCCTGCAAAGTACCATTTTCCATTCGGAGGAATGAACTCGGCAACCGAATTGTCTAGAAATGAACGATAACTTCCAACATCCGTCACAATCTGAGGCGATCCTGTATACATGTGCTCGAGTTGACAGAGACCCAACCCCTCTCCATCTGAAGTATTGATTCCAACATCAGCAGCATTGTACAACTGATTGATTGCTTCGTCGCTCCATATGTTTGGCGGAGACGTGTCAATCAAAAGAAACCGGCGCGCATACGTCTGATGATCCATTCCACGATCCTTCAGTTCTTCCAAGAAGATTCGTTGCGTATCATAGTATGCACCAGACTGAGGCGAGAGATTGGATGCAAGAACCATATAATATGGTTTTGTTGGATTGTTCTTCAAAAGTCCAACAAATCCTGAGATTGTGAGATCCAACCTCTTTCGCTGACTGTTTCGATTTGCATTCAAAAACACAATGGCATTATCGGGAATAGACATGTTTGCTCGAATACTCTTTCGTGCCTCGGAGGGCATGCACGTAAAGATTGTTGCGTCCACTGCATGTTCGAGTACTCGAACGTCTGGAAAGGGTCCATACTCCAAAAACTTCTGCTTCCAGATGTCCGTAAAACAGTAGACTCTGTCTGCATGTTTGTGAAGAACCTCGATAAGTGGTGGTGCAATTCCAGTGTACACTTGATCAAGGTAAATCCATAGTTTGTAAGGCGACTTTCCACGTTCATGCTTCATAGACTCGATGAACCGTGCAATGGTATACGGATCGTTATAGATCATTACCACATCAGGGTTTACCATATCTAGATATTCATGAATCTTGTTGTATCCGAATCCTTCTTCTTTCGGATCTTCATTTGCAGCAGCATCATACGAAACAACGCCTTCCGGATACTTGCGCATATTCGAACGCGTAGGATGCCGCTGAAATCCAAAGTGAAATACTTTGACCTTTGGTGTCAGAGTTGCAAGTTGCTTCACAAGATTGTGACTTACTTTTGAGTATCCCGTGGTCTGATCAATATGTGTGGAAACGAGTACGAACCTCATACTTGAATACATAATTTACCGTATAAATTACAATATGAATGTCATACTTGACATTGATGAAACGTTCGTCCAGTACGTCGCAGCAGGCGACTGGGCAGCACTTCCGGAAGAAGAGAAGGCAAAATACAAGATCACGGGAAATCCTGCCAAGGGTGTCTTTATTCACCGCCCTCATTTGAAGGAGTTTCTTGAGTACTTGTTCGCGAACTGTAAGACCGTCAATCTGTGGACATGGTCAGACCAAGAATACGCAAACGGTGTTGCAAAATTAATCGGCGAGTATGGTCCGAAGTTCAAGATTGCGAATGCGTGGTATGATATGCATGTTGACGCGTCAATCGAACTAGATGGATTTAACAAGGATTTGAACTATATCTGGTATGATGTGGGAAAGTTCCAACCGTGCAATACCATTTTGATTGATGACCTTCCCGAGAACACGAACAACCCTGCGAATCGACTCAATGGTATTCAACTCAAAGCATTCAATGTTCTTGGTGAGAAACTCAGCAAGGAAGAGCGCAAGAAAAATCCGGGTAAGATCCGAACTGGACATTACACCGACCTTTCGAAGGATGATACGTTGTTGAAAGTTATTGAAACCTTAAAAGGAATCGAGCAACCTTGTAAGCGTCCATTTCAATCACATACAATCGTAGGTGGAGGACGGCGCAAGACGTATCGCAGAAGGTTACGCTCAACTCGTAGAAAACTTCGTCGGTAAGAGTAATGCAGGTGAATTCTGCGCAGGATTATTTAACAAAATACAAACGACGGATTCTTGCCCGAAACTTCAATGCAGATCCTCCTGCTGCGTCTGAAAGGTCCTATGCTGCCTATCTGTCTGCGGTTGCTAACGGTGCAACCCAGCGTGAGAGGTTTGTAGCACCGTTTCAGGGCGCACGGGGTGGAGCAAGTGGAGGTGCAACGTATTCTTCAGACTGCTGTTTGAGTCAGAATGCAAATGGTGCATTTGGCGCATTCAGTGTGGTTACGATTCATGGTATTGTTCCCTATACGGGTCGGTCTGTACAACCTATGAGTGTGCGGATAGTGCCTTAAAGAAAGCATAGTAAAGTATACAAATGCCTGGTGGCTTGATTCAATTGGTGGGTGTGGGCGCCCAAAATGAGTTGGTGAATGGAAATCCCTCCATGACTCATTTCCGGGCAGTGTACCGCCGTCACACGAACTTTGCAATGGACCAAATCCGCATGCCGTTTACGGCATCCAACTTGGAGTTTCCATCGACAGGAAATCGTGTTATTTCTTGTCGAGTCGATCGTTATGCTCAATTGTTACACGACTGTTATCTAGTGTTAACACTTCCAGATATCTGGTCGCCTATGAAGTATCTCGGTGTAACACCATCGATACCGCCCGGATACGACAAGAACACAAGGGCAATTGGATATGAATTCCAATGGATTCACAATATTGGATACAATTTGATCGATTATGTTGACATTACGATGAATGGACAGGTGATCCAGAGACTGCGAGGTGAATGGTTGAAGTTGTATTCTTACATGACTCATGACGCAAACAAGCGTGCGATTGTGGATCAGATGACTGGAAACCTTCCCGAATTGTATGATCCCGCACATGCATATGATCGGAATGGACAGTACCCGAACGCGATTGCACCTACATCCCTTCCATCTGCTTCTCCTCAGACCACGACTCCCGAACCTTCAATTCGCGGTCGTCAGTTGGTCATTCCTCTCCATTTTTGGTTTTGTGAGAACCCGGGTCTTGCGCTGCCTCTGGTTTCTCTTCAAAACTCCGAGGTATACATCAACGTATCTCTGCGGAATATCAACGACTTGTACACTGTAGTAGATGTAAACCAATCGTCTCTTACGTATGGTCAGCGTATCAAACCTACAGGAGATACCACATACAATGGACTGAATTTGTTCTTGTCTCCTCCTCTACCCAGCGGACAACCAAGTAATCCAACGTTAACCACTTGGTTTCCCGATCCGTATGTGGAAGGCAACTTTATCTACCTCACGGAGATGGAGATGAATCAACTTGCGCGCGCAGATCAAACGTTTCTAGTCAAGACTGTACGCTATGTTTCCAAGGAAGGTCAGTTTGGTGGAAACACAGATCTGGAACTACCCATGTTCAACTTGGTGACACGCATTGTCTTTGCCGCACAACGTTCTGATCGTATTCTACTCAATGATTGGGACAATTATACGAATTGGTCGGATCCAAATCGCGCACCCTGGTCTTCGATTACAAGAACAGGAGATCTGACACTCACCGATGCACAAAAGGTGATTGTAGGTATGTATTCTTCGGGACAGCAGCAAGTGACCTCTGTATTTCCTCGGAGTGCACTGATTGACGGAGTGTTGTTGTTTGATGGAAAGGAGCGCATCCAACCCAAACCTCTACCGTTCTTCTCACTACTTCAGATGTATCGTTATATCACGGGTCAGATTCCCGAACTTCCTGGAGTCTACATGTACTCGTTTGCATTGGATCATTCTGGGTATCAACCCTCTGGTGCTGCAAACGGAAGCATGTTTAACAAGATCATTCTGCGACTGACTCTTCAGCAACCTCTACCCCAATCTGCAAATGGAAGTACAACAACACAAGTGTGCGTGCTTACATCTACGCTTTTCAGTCCCAATCCAACAGTCATTCCTGCTGGAAACTTGAATTTGACAGACGCACAAGGGCGTCCGTTGTATCCTCCGGGGAGTGTGACGACTGTCATTCAGTCAAACGATAACATCATCTTTATTTTTACATATACGGTTGGGGTGTATGTCGAAGCAATTAACTTTTTGCGTATCGTCTCGGGGTTAGGCAATCTAGTCTTCGCATCATAATAATGAGTGGAATTATCTTGGAATCTGCCTATTATGGCGATGAAAGAGCATTTGCCAACATCACAGAGAGTCTGTCAAAAAGAATTGTTGCCGGTGTTTTAGATGTCACTGCAGATGCACAGTTAAAACCCGCGTTTGAAGCTGCTCCTGAGACCAAACTGGATAGTCGAGATGAAAAGCGGATTCGTGAAGAATCGATTGGTGCATGTGGCGGTGAAGCAGATCAAGCATGTCTGGAAAGAACAAAACTAAAATTGGCAGAAGAGCGACTTCGTGAAAAGGAGAATGAAACTCTGAGTAAAAGTGTCATCAAGGGAGATAGATTGACGTTAAACTTGATCGACAATGGAAGAAGACGGAAAATCATCACGCCGGCAGGTCAAAAATTAAAGTTGGAAAACATACTTGGAAGCAAGACGGGCGGGGGAGAAGATGTGTTCACTGCATCTGCTGCTCAAAAATACGCACTTACGTTTGTAGGCATAGTTGTCAGTACTTTTTTTTGGGTCTTTAGTGTCGTTGCCGTCTATACAATTTTTATGCGCCAGTACGAGAGTACAGGAAAAGCATACTTTCAAACCGTAGCATACGTGGCATCTGCATTTGCTCTCCTTGTCCCAGGGTCTGGATATGTAATCATTCTTCTTGCTTTTGCAATCCCTGCATTTGTAACAGAGTACATTTCGGACAAGGTAAAAGTATCTCCTCCAATGAAACAATGATTCAACTCAAGTGGTTGGTTGCTGGATTGATCTTTGGACTGCTGATTTCTACGGTTGTGATTCCGCCCACGAGGAAAAAGATAACCATTCCACAACCCAATGATTCGAGTATCTACCATACAGATACCGGATGTGTTCGATTCGATGCACTTGAGGTTCCCTGTGTGCAAGAAGCAGATTCGTTGAACCTTCTCGCAGCTAAGAACAATGCTTAGAGTCTTTGAGGCAATCGAACGAGCATCTCCGTTCTTTTCATTCATTATCGGATTGGGATTGGCAGTCATTCTGTTTCATCGGCAGTATGACACGATTCGAACTCTGGGAATTCCGCTGAAGGATGCCACAGAAAAAGTGGTCAAGGTCGATGGGAAATGCTATCGATACCGCGTGGAGGATGCGAATTGTGAAAACACCTCTAAGGAATAAAACAATGGACGACGCAACCTCATTAGATGCTCTTTTGAACGCAAATCCTCAGGGTCCGCAGTCCCAACCTCCTGTGATTCCCATGCCGAGCATCCCGACTCCGGGTCATTCCGCAATGGCACCCACGTTCAAACCCAGTCTGCCTGCGATGCGTTGGATGGCATCGTCTGCCAGTCTCTATATTTCATTCTTCGTTGCAGCAGTGATTATCTCACTCTCAACACCTCGCAATCTTCTGCTTCAGTATGTCCCGAATGCTTATACGGGGTCCGGTGTTGTCAGTATGACTGGTGCTGGTATTCTCGGTGTTGCGGCCGTGATCATTGCAAATGTTGTGAATGGCTTCCTGGCGAACTTTCTCGGATAAGAGCGCCTTGAATGCAAATGTCAATATCTTGATTTGACGCTTCTGTTCCTCCTTGTCGGGACACGGGTTCTTGTGAGCAGCAACCAGCATGCGCTGGCAGTTTTGAATACGACGATCGATGGACAACATTTTGAAAGGGGGGAAGTCCATGAGCATTGCAACTTCTGAATCCGTTTTTATACAGTAGAAAACGTATTTTCTACCGTATAGAATCGTAATGTGTATGGAGCCCAACCTTACAGAAATCTACGAGACTTATGAACTGGAGATGGTTCAAGATGCGTACGACACGGTCAAGAGACTTGGATTGTGGGAGTGGCTTGGAACGTTTGAACCTCATGCGAACGAGGGGTTCATGTTTACAACCGACATCAACGTCGCAATGATTGGAAATGGATTGAAGTACAACGATCACAGTGGTTCTTCCTTTGGATGGACGATGCGAGTGGTTCACGACATTGCAAAGAACGGGTGGACGAAGCACAAGTATACTGTGATTGAGAAGCGGGGAGCAGCTTGTCCATGCCGCCGTGCCAAGGGAAAGTTGGTAGGTTGGTGTGGAAATGCTGGCGGTGGTGTTCCAGCATGTGAACATTAAGTTTACAAACGTGTCTACTGAATAACACAGATGCAGTATCTCTACACCACACCTGATTACATGAGACAACCTCCTGCATTCTTTCATCCGCGGATTCTTGTTGGTCCAGGCATGTTTTTGTCTCCTTACTTTGCTCAAAAGTACGACATTACGCATGTCATCAATTGTGCATTTGATGAGAATTCACCGTCCTGGTGGAGAACACGAAATCCTACAAAATACAAGGTATTGAATGCAATTGATTCGCAACAGACCAATATCTTGGACTGGTATCCCGAGTTTGAAACTACAATGAAGGAGTTTTTGCGTCACGGAACAGGAGTTGTATATGTCCACTGTCAAGCAGGCATGAATCGGTCGGGTTCACTTGCATTGGCATATACATGTAAGAATCTAAGTATGGAATTTGATGATTTGGTTGCTTCTGTTCGGAGACAACGTCCTTGTCTTCTCCAAAATCCAGTCTTCATGAACCAAGTGAAGGAATTCATAAATGGACGTGTTCAAAATTCGGAAAACAAGGGAAAATCATTCTTCCAACACAACGATCGGTACTCTCGATTCTTTGCACCAGGGAATCGTTCAGAATCTGAAGGAGTCCAAAACCAAGCAGGAAACCCTTCGCCAAGAGATGGAGGATTTGCAAGCAGAAATATCACGCCTCTGTACCTCCAATGATATCACAAATATAGTCAAGGCAAATCAACTTGAACAGCGAGTTCGCGAGATTCAAGATGAGTTGGAACATTCACATCCAGTTGAAGAGTATTATCTGAAAAATATGGACATTCTGGATGAGTATTACAAGAAACAGGATTCATCCGTTGCTGCTCCCACGCTTCATCCAAAGGATGCCAATACATTTCTAAAGTTTTTTACTGCAGGAGCACCTGTAGATACCGGATTGACTCGCAAACAGATGTTTGACGAGTATGTGCAGCGCATGCGCCTTTCCAATGGTCCTGAAGTTGTACAACTGATGACCGAGCACTGTCAACAATGCAATGTTGCACGTGAAGAGATTTCGTCCGAAGGCATTCTGGTGTGTCCTAAATGCGGGTCAGAGGAATATGCATTAGTGGTCTCTGACTTTCCTAGTTTTCGAGATCCTCCCAAGGAACGGAACAATTATGCATATAAAAAGATTAACCATCTTACAGAGATCTTGAACCAGTTTCAAGCAAAAGAGAGCACAATTATCCCCGAAGATGTCATGAATGAAGTCATTCTTGAAATCCGCAAGAGGCGCATCAACAATATCGCAGATCTGACGGAGGAAGACATTCGACAGATTTTAAAGAAACTGAACAGGAGTAAGTATTATGAACATCGTGCACACATCTTATCCCGACTCAACGGCAACCCACCACCTACAATCACTCCTGAAGTGGAGGAGAAGATTCGAACCATGTTTCAGGATATTCAGGCACCTTTTCTGTTGTACTGCCCAAACGACCGCACGAACTTTTTGAGTTATTCGTATATTCTCTACAAGTTCTTCGAGTTGCTAGAGTTGGATGAATACAAGGTGTTCTTTCCTCTTCTGAAATCACGCGACAGACTGATTGCACATGACATTATCTGGAAGAAGATCTGCGAGTATTTGAATTGGGAATTTATTAGTTCTGTGTAGCCATGCTTGCATCACAATAGTTAATCGTATTTTGAACAACGG